ACCTAATATCCCTAGACGAAATAGAGATTGAACAAATTGAGAGAATATTCTCAACAACAACGCCACAGGGTTATTCGGTAGTTGATGGGAAAACAATAAGTGATGGCGGTTATGAATTTGACGAATTCGGTAAAAGCAAAGCCCCTTTGAGATACACCGACATTGCTGGATTTGAAATTGTACGAAAACTAAGAAACGCAATATATGAAGGCGTAGTTGAATACTGCAAAGTTTTTCCAGTTGCCGTGGAGTGCATAACTGGGCAGACAGATGGATATCTAATCAGATACCTGCACGGCAACGATATGGGCCCGCATTCTGATTGCAACATCCCATACAAGCCCGGAACGATAGAGCCATTAACCGAAAGTCCTGCATTCAATACGCTTACTACCTCAATATTTCTAAATCGAGATTATGACGGAGGTGACGTCCGCTTCAGGATGTGGGGGATAAATGCAAGACCAGAGTTTGGCTCAGCGCTGATTTATCCATCCAATTTTATTGGTTGCCACGAAGTTGACGAGGTAACGAATGGTGAGCGATGGGCATTTCTTTCATGGTTTTATCATGGAAATGGGCAGGAGAAAAAAGAAGGCTCCTACGACTGGGTGGGAAAGTTCAAGTCAGACATTGGTGTTTCAAATTGTCATCAAAGCCACGTCTTGGTTGGAGAGCAGTAATAGTGTCTGATGTTTCACAATACAGTGGAAAGCTCGCCATCCCAACGGTAGCTCTTGCGTGTGTTTTGTTCTTTATTCATTTATCAATGACGATTCTTTCATTCAATAAATTGTTACCAATATGGTTTGGTATTTTTGTAAATACTTTAGTTTGCTATTACTTTTACACAATCCATCACGAGGCAACCCACGGAAACATTAGTGGTCGGAATGCGAGAATGCTGTGGGTTGATAGATTTTTTGGAAACCTAGCTGCGGTATTTATTGATTTGAGTTTTTCTGGATACTCAAAAGCACACCTAGTTCATCATGCGAACACAAATGGACCAAGGGATACAGTCGTTGACGCTCATTTTGACTCGTTTGCTTTAAACATAAAAAGATACGCAAGAACAACACTAATAAAGTACATATCAATTATTCCAGTAAAAAAAATTACTTACTACCTATTCAAAAAACTATTAACACGAGAAAGCGAAATAGGAGCAAAATTCATGCTTCGAGTTCACCCAAAAATCTCAAAATTTAATAGAGCAACCTTAATCACTGCAATCATGTTTATTTTTAACGAATACTCATTTCATGTTGCGGTGATGTGGTATGTTCCGATAATCCTGTATCCAATTATCAACATGATTCTTCATGATTGGTTGCCCCACAATGTATATGACAAAAATGGCAAAAGAGCTACTGGTAAATATCTAGATACTCGGATACTGACTTGGCCGGGTAGTCACATTGTCACATGCGCGCAGGACTATCACCTAATACATCACATCCATCAAGGCATTCCGTTTTACAACTACAAGAAAGCGTATAGCTTAATGGAAGAGGAACTTCTTCAGAACAGGTCGCCAATAGAGCACATAAAAATAAACAAATTATTTTAATTTTCTTTAAATCAGTCTGTTAAATCTGTTTCTATTTAAAGCTTTTGCGGACTCTTCTACGATGTGCACTTTCCATATGCCATCAGCAAACAAAGATTCAACTATTTCCACAAATCTTGATTCGCCAGAGATATAAACGTCACGTTTGTCTTCTCCACCACCCTGGTCGTAACCAAGAGCATAGCCCCTGAAAAGAGCTTCAACATAGTTTAGGTTTGCATCCATTGCTTGCTTTTGTATTTCCTTCTCGGAAGCTTCACCATGAAGATTGTTGCCATCCACGTAAATACCCTTAAAGCCGTATTTTGCGGCTGATTCAATAGTGTCATTTGATGCGCCAAGTTTTCCTATACAAAAAACCACATCGCTAATATCAAATAGCTCAGAAAGAGTGTCGTGCTCAAAGGCTTGACTCATGGTTCTAGCATTGGCGATAGTCCGCTCGGAGCGACCTTCTGAAGTCCAGTGCACTTTATGTCCAGAGTTAGCGATGCTTGTGGCTATCGTCAAACCCATGCTTCCCATGGAAACTATCCCCACGTTCTTCAACGCTAATCAGCCTTCCGATTGAGCGGATTTATGTAACCTTTTTCGCCCTCAAGATTCCTGACAAGGTAGTCAATTTTGTTTGAGTTCTCTTTAAGGTGAGAGTAATTCTGCTTAATGTGATTTGAGTACTTTTGGTAATCATCGTAAACGGTGTCTATCCAGTGTGGAACACACCAGCTTGAAACCTCATCTGGCTCGGCGACCTCTAGCCTGATGTTTATGTCCGGGCTGCCTTGCGAGAAGAACTCCAAGTACGCGTACCTCGTTCCACCGGTCACCTCGGTGACACCATGGGATGCAACGTAGTTAGTTGGGAAGATTATGATGTCGCCCTTTTTGGCCTGATGGCTTATGTTCAAGTATGGGAAATACAGTTCCCCGCCGCTGTAATTTGTTCCATCAAGCTCATCGACCGAACTAACGCAATCGTTTATGTACAGAAGAACAGCCACGGTTTGTCTGGCTCCAACCTGACCGTAAGGAATGTACCTCTCTCCACCAGTAGCCCTATAGTTGGTGTCGTTGTCGTTATGTAGACCAAGATGCTTCCCTGAGTCGTACCTAAGGACATGGCCACGATTCCTCCACCATATTGTCCCAACCACTAGGGGGAACATGTCTATGTACCTAATTAGGCTTTTATAGATGGAGTCTTCCCATCCTCTGATTATTTTAACTATTTCTTCTTCTGTTCCGTCCTGCACTGGCTCGAGAACCCTTACCGGAACGGTTTCAACTTGTTCAATTGAGAACTTGTTGCCATCTTCGTTTTTTGCGTAAACGACACCGTTTATGTCAATGTCGTATTTCCATCTTTGCTGGTGTGCAGCTAGCGCGTTATCGTCTATCCACTTTGACATTAATGGCAGGTCTACATCCATCACATCATGAAAAACAACAACTCCACCACCAAGGTCGGTGAATTTAAGATTACGAATTTCTTCTAGTGCTTCACCAGAAATATCTGGTGTATCAACTTCATATCGTTTCAACTTGGTTCACCTCTTGAGTCGTGTGTGTTTCACCGTACTGCGTTACACACCTGTTTTGGAAAACAGGATTGGAGCCAAGTTCTAGGCCTGGTGTTGGTTTTGACCAAATTGAATACTCTGATTTGCAATAAAGTTCGTAGTCGTCGTAAATGTTGTCAAACCAGACTGGCTCGCACCATTGAATGCTTGCGTCTTTCTCCTTAATTCTTATGTTTGCCGCATTATCGGTTCCACCTTGGCCAAAGAACGAAAGATATGCGTACCTAGTCCCACCCTCCATCTTTGTCACTCCATGTGCGCAAATATAGTTTGTTGGAAACATGATGATGTCTCCTTTTCTAGGCTTGTAGTCAATACCTAGATACGCAAATTTAAGGTGACCACCAGCGAAGTTGGTTCCATCAAGCTCATCTTGGCTGTCAACACAATCATTAAAATATGCCAAAGCCCCAGCTGTCTGCCTGAGAGCCACCTGCCCACGTGGCATGTATCTAATGCCTTGGGTTACCTTGTAGTTAGTGTCGTTGTCTTGGTGCCATCCGAGTATCCCGCCACCCTCGTATCTGAGGATGTGGCCTCTGGTTTTCCACCATAGGCTCCCAACGATTAACGGGAACATGTCCGTATAGCGAATCAGGCACTTGTAGATGGCGTCCTCAAGGCCTGTGAAGTATTTGACTACATCTGGACTTGTCGCCTCTGTAACGGGCTCCAGGAGCCTTACAGGGGCGTTTGGGACGTCTTCTAGGCGATACCTAAAGCCATCTTCGTTAATGCCATACTCAACCCCATCCTCATCGGTGATATATGACCACCGGCTCTTGTGTGCTTCGGCTGCGCACTCGTCAATATGGCTCAAAATTGACTGCTCAACATTGAATGCATTTCTGAAAACAACTATCCCACTTCCAAGGTCGTCAACAGTTAATTGACTAATCTCCAGAAGCTCTTGCGCTCCAATGTGTGGAGTGGATGGCATTTTCATGATTAACCTACAAGAAATTTTACTGCTTCAATGACGGTCCAAGACGAACCAGCAGCAAGTGGCCTATCTGCCAATGGGAGGTCGGCCCAATTAAATCTTCCCACTTGCTGACCATCCCTGCTAACCATAAATTTTTCATGGTTATGAGGTATCCGCATTATTGCCTGCCCAGCAAGGTTCTGACCAGCTGCAGCTCTTTCCGAGCCGTCTGCCTTGTTGTCGTCAAAAGCACGCACAACTTCACCTTTTAGAAAGGTCCAAATCCGATGCTCGTTTGGTCCGTTGACTTCAACTTTTTCCGTTACTGGAAAAGTTACAAAAGGATAAGCATCTAAAATGAATTGCGCAATATCACCATTTTCTGCTGGTTCCATTTCACCGAACTGATTACAAGGAAAAGCAACAACGCTAAAGCCTTTGTCCTGAAACATTTCATGAAGTTGCTGAAGTTCCCACAACTGTTTTGCTGCTCGAGCATACGACCAGACAGGGCTGCATTTTGGAGAATACCCAGTCCTTGTAGCAATATTTGTGAACAAACAAACCTTGCCTCGGACCTGCTCCATTACATTGACTGAGCCATCTACTGAGTTTATTGGCATGTCAAAAACAGATTTAATGCTCATATCTTCACCCCGCTGAGTTCAATCTTTGCGTACTTGCCAATTTCTGCAAACCCAGTCAACGACTTCCCCATGGATTCAAACTGACAGAAATAATCAACACTCATAGGGATGTCTGTGTGGCCACAAATCCTCACATTGATTGATGTGTCAGAACTGGTTATCAGCGCGTCAGAGAACTCTACAGTGCCCCTGTCGTGAGATATGGAGCCAGAACCATCGCTGTTTAGACGGATGTTGTATGTTTCTTTTCCCAGTGGCGATTTAGCCGTTACAAACCATGTTCCTATCAATTCCATACCAAGATGCTAGCACCGTCAAGCGAATTGTGGATTAAGTTTTTTGCTGCTCTATGCTGTCCATGCCCTGGTAAAACGTAACTGGGTCAAAATCAACGAAATCAAGATACTCTTTCAAGCTCTCGGCCGTTGGGGCGCCACTGTATCCAAACAGCTCACCCATGTATATTTCTCTTTGACGAATCAAGTCTTTTTTAAACCGTACAGAATTTCGATTTAGATTTGAATTTCCAACATTATTGTGCCAGTCGTTTTTGTCAAAAACTACCCCTTTATTCAGATGCCATATAAATGGTTTTCCAATTGAGAACATTCTATATCCACGAGTATACGAACGGAGTGCTGTGAGGTGTTCATCACCAATGAATATGAACTTCCAGTCGTGTCCAACTTCTTCCAACCATGATGACGAAGTAAAAAAGAAATGACCACATATTGTGTTGTGCTCAACCATGTCTTCTCCACATACAGTTGAATTCCACGACCTTTTAGGCTCTATCCAATATTTTTCTGGTGACCCAAAAGTATAGGAACACACATTGCAGCAGTTAACCGAATCAGGTTCGTATCGAAGTATTTCACCATTTTCATCTACTGACCACCAAGGAACAAATGTTGAAATTATTGGTCTTTCAAACCCTTTTTCAATTATTTTATTATGCGCAGATATCAAACCAGAATCCCAATTTTTTTCAAAAAGCATATGTGCATCAATTTGAAGGTAGTAATCTTCGTTTTTCCAAAACGAATCTGCTATCAGTCTGTCAATACCCCAACCGGATGGTTCTTTAACTATTGAGTGCCTGACACGAATATTCATAAGTGAAGATATGTCTTCAAAACAGCCATCAGTTGACTGATAATTTATTCCAAAAAACACTCGTTCTGGATGTTCGGCCATCTTTTGAGCTGACTCAATTGTCTGCTTTAGATATTTCTCATTGTATGCAGCAATTGAAATGAAAATCGTTTTATTGAGCTCGTTCATAAATCAAGTTTTTCTATTGAAGAATCCGCAGATGCCCTGTATGTTGTTTTGAAATATTCGTACCTATTGTAGTCAAACATAGTGACAACTGAGTATTTGACTCCATCTTCAACATTTAGCGCGGAATGCAGATACATGAAATTAGAAGGGAATACGATGATGTCTCCAGCTTCGGGATAAATGGTTAAATCAAAATTTTTGAAGTGTAGTCCACCACCAGTAAAATCAGAATTTAAATATGCAACAGAGGAAACTGTGGCAACATAACTAAAACCGTCATCTGAGTGGTAATTAAAGAAATTGTCATCGTAATACTTGATTACGTTCATAACTTCCATGAAATCAAGTTTCACATTGAAATGTTTGGCATAATCTAACGCTGTGTCAATGATTGTGTTGCGCAATGAGTTTATTGTGCTGATATCTTCTGCATCGTAGTTTTTTAGTTTTAGCGTATTCAGGTCTGGTTTCCAGTCAAAACATTTTCTATTGATTGTGTTCAGCTGGTAATGCCCAACCTGCGCTGGGGACCAAAGGCAATCTTTCCCATCCTGGCCTCCAGCAATTTTCTCTATTGCGTCAATTGTTGCAGGGGCGTTTTTGATTGCATTCGGAAATCGCCAAATGCCTAAGTTATCTTCTCCACAATTGATGTGGTTCATTTATCTCTACCACTTGTTTAGAGGGCACGTGGCAAGCTCAAGTTTCACTTTGAGTTTCATGAAGCAACCACACTCTTTACATTGGTGGGTTGACTTTGTTAATCTAGGGCACTGTTCACAAATGGCTAGACGTTTAAAAGCTATTTCGTCTGATGTTTTCGGAATGTTTGGATTTAAAACGTCCCATGGACGAGCTGTCCCAAGTTTGGCTTTATATTCTTTCCATGCGCTCATGTTAAACAGCTCTCCTAAATTCGCCGTCTATGTACACCCAGTCACCGTCAACCTGTCCAACGAGCTCCTGTGGAATCAGGACCACTTGTGGTTGTGATGAAAGAGCTGCACAGTGTGCTGGCATTGATGCTCGATGGAATGAGTGTGTTACCGCCACCTCTCCGTCAACGACAAATGCAAAATTATCAAACTCGGTTGCGTCGTATTCAGCTACTTCGGCCATGGTTTCTCCTAATTTTTGAGTTGCTGTATCTTATGGGCAGGATGGGCCTTGGCAGTACGAATACGAGGCGCATCCAGCTTTTGTACAAGTATATACACGACAGTTAGCGCTTGCCCCTGGTGGAAGCGGGCTACAAACTGCTCCAACGGTACAGGTGAATCCAGTGGAGCAGTTAACCGGAGCGGTGAAGCTTGGCGGAGCGGTGAAGCTCGGCGGAGCGGTGAAGCTCGGCGGAGGAGTCCAACCGCACACCGCTTGGTCTGGATAGGAAGCACAAACATACTGGCCGTTGCATCCGTCACTGCAAACATCTTGCAAGGTAAACGTACCTGGTGCGCAGTTTTGACCAATGAATGTGCCATAAGCAGGGCTTCCAGCGCAAGGGTCGGCGAAGCTAGGACCAAAAGACGGAGGCGTGACATTCGTTGTCTCTGCCAAGAATATTGCATCCGAGTTTGCCCAGCCAGTCTTTGACACGTATAGGTATGTTTCTCTGTATACGTTCTCTCCAAGGCCGGTCCATCCGTGACAGTTTCCACTTTGGTCGTTTGGAGCAGAAACATTAAAGTTGTAGTAGTTGTACACATAACCATTTGCTTGGTCAATTGACGCATAGTTGTCAAAGCACCAAGGAATAGTGCTTGTTGTCTCTGTAATGTCCGAAACGACAGGTGTTGGGACTTTGCCGAACAGTGGCGTTACCGAATTTGATGCGGTTGAATATGGACCAGTTCCAATATTGTTAACTGCGGCAACTCTAAACACGTATGCAGTTCCATTAACTAGACCAGTAACAGTGACCGATGTGGCAGTGGAAACTGTGTCCGTAAAGGTTGTCCAAGTACTTCCGCTGTCGCTTGAGTACTGAATCGTATAGTCGCTAAAAGCAGGACTTCCAAGCGTAACTGGAGCAGTCCAAGCAACGGATGCAGTTGTATTACCGTATGTACTTGGAAGACTTGCTGTAACAGAAGTTGGTGCGCCTGGGACAAAACCCATGCGAAAACCAAACTTACTAGTAGACCCGCTTCCGATACGGTTTAGGAACGGCATAGCCCATTACGCAAATCTTGTTTGGCTTGCAAGAACAGTAAATACCGCATCAGCTGTTTTTATTATAGACAACGTGTAGGCATCAATTGAGCTTGCGTTTCCAGTTGTAGGAGCTGTTCCGCCCATCCACTTCGGAGTTACAGCCGAACCATCTACCTGGAATACAGTCGGTCTTCTCTGCGTCGTACCTATCGTTGCAAGAAAAGTCACTGTAGCAATTTGTCCAGTTGAGATAGTGTCATTAAGAGAGACGCTTGATGTTCCTCTTACGTTTAGCGTCCAGTCAGCTGATGCATTTCCGGTGTAGTACACAGTTGGATTTGTGCTGAAATCAATATTGATTGTCCCAGTGACTGAAGCTGAAACAATATTTGCCATTTCAATTACTGTGGTTACATCTGCGGTTGCAAGCGTTGCTTTTCCGGCGATGAAGTTTCCAGAAGCATCTCTCGCAACAATTGCTGAAGCAGTGTTGGCATTTGTTGCAGTTGTTGCCGAGTTTGATACTTTTCCAGCTGTAGCGATAGTCGCCAATTTCGTATCTACTATGCCAGCAGAAGCATTTATGTCTGCGTTAACTATTGTGCCATCAAGTATTTTGTCGCTTGTAACAGCGCCTGTGGCTAGTTTGGATTCTGTTACAGCACCGTTCTGTATCTCGGCTGTTTGAATTTCAGTGCTTCCACCAGTTAGCACCCACAAGTCTGTTCCGCGCTTTATTAGTGTTGCTCTAGTCCACTGGCTTGCAAGTGTTGTTAATCCACCCTCTGCGTTGAGTGTTACTCCAGAGTCACCAACGATGCTCAAGGTTCCAGTAGAAGCAAGCAGAATATCAACTCTGTCACCAATTTCGATTGGCGCTGCCGCGTTTGTGGGTATCGTTAGGGTGATTGAGCCAGTGTTTTCAAACTCAACAAGTTTTCCTCTGTCGGAAAAAACTATTGTGTACGAGGTTCCGGGTTGAACGTTGCGCGTGAAGTTGAAGTCGCTTGCCTGAAGCGTGTTCATCTGGGCAGCTGTAAGCGTTTGCCCTGCTGTAAATGTTTGAATTGTCATGATAACTCTTTACTTTGTAAGCAGACCCTATAAGATTATACCTAATGCGATAACCGCTAATTGAAGTATGTCAACTATTCGTCATTAAGTTCGCCTGAAGCAATCATGTCTGATGCGTACTTCAGCATTCCATCCGCAAGCCACGGTGTCATACCGTCTGACACAGACACCGATAACTCGCTTGATTCACTATTTGCCACCTCGGCCACAATAATAAAATTTGAAACCAACTTGGACGGAAGTATGTCACGAAGCATATTCTCAAATTGAACCCTTAACTCATTACTGGAAATCGGATTGTCATCCATTTGATGCAGTCATTTCGTGAGTGACCAAGACACCTAGTGGCTTTGCAAATGAAACAGCATCCAAAACAAGAATAGAAGACAAACCAATCACTTCTTCCCCGATAGAGCCAAATGTTTGGTCCCATGGACTGTACAAATGAATAACCCATGGTTCTGATCTAAAGTCGTATTCAGTAACTAGCTCCTTATTTCCAGTAAGCATTAGTTTTGCCGCTTCTTGAACAGCTGGCAAAGTCCCTGCATTTTTGCCGTAATAACCATAATTAAGTTGCCATCTGAGGAGGTTTTCTTGAGCGGTAAGGTCCAATACTGGCGGGTTCAATTCAAGATAGCTAGTCAAGCGCAAAGCGGCAGTTGAATTGAGTTCGCTTGAATCAAGCTGGAATGGCTCTCCAAGTGAATCAAGAGAAGATTCAAATCTCGTGATTGGTCTAGTCCCAGAAAATTTTGCGAGCCAAACAAGTGTTTCAAATGTCGCAACATCTTGATTAACAAGCGTGCTTTTAGTTGTATTGTCTGATTCTTTAAAACCTTCACTAACGTCCTGGAATAGATAATCCACCGCGTTTGAATACACCGAATCAAGAGTGAGTGTGCATATATCAATAAATCTGTGCAGTGGTATGTCTGGTTTTCCAGAATATGCAATATCTTCAGCTCGAAAAACCTCTGGAATGTTAATCATCACAGAAGGAAGAACATTGTTTTTAAATACAGCATCAAATTGCTGATAGCAAAGTGGAAGAGTAAAATATATGCTTTCTGAAGGTTCGTTTGGAATAATCTCTAGATTGATATCCAAAGCAGGTGTTCCAGAGTCAACCGTAAGCGTTATAGGGTCAGAACGCAGGATGCTCCACTGTGGAGACAAAACGCCAGGAGCATTAACTACAGAATCAGAAAGATTGACAAGAAGACTTGTCTCTATAACTTCGTTTTGTTCTTCCTCAACATTTCTCAGTCTGCTGATAAAAGTTCCACCAGATGGCATTTTGATAGCTGACAGGAATATCAAAGGAGCGTTTAAATCGCTATCCTCAAGATGCAAAACTGCCAAATCTAAAAAACACGAAGATGCGCCAGGGGACAAAGTTAATTCTATTTGCTTATATTCCGAATCTGGATAAAGCTCAGATATTGAATCAATCGTTATTGTTGCATTTGTTGGTGTCCATGTTGTTTGGGTTCCAAAAGATGTCAAATAAGCTTGAGGGCCAGTAAGCCGGTTTGAAATGGCCATTAGATGACCACCACCTCTACTGAAGCTCTTGGCATTACACCTGCGTAAAGAAAGCTGTACCCAATAGTATTTCCGCCATCAGTCAATATGCTAGCAAGATTCTGGTTTCCATACATAGCGCCATCTGCGTACTCACTTATATCTCCAACGACACTGTAAACATAGGAAACACCAGGAACACGATTTGCCCTAACTACTATGTCAAAAATTCTTAAAGTTGCTTCCCAGTTTGGCCAGCCAGCAAGCGACATATAGCTTTCAAGTTCGGTGCTCACTTGCGTGGCTACAGAGCTAGCACCAAACTCCTCATCAACAGATATGGTCACTGTAAAAGTCAAATCTACAGGAAACGCATCAAGTATCTTGAAGCTCAAACCAGCAACTATTCTGTCATTCACATCGTTGTAGATTGTTGTTTTATACGAATCAGATACTGGGAGACCATCTCGGTCGCACAGAAATATAACAAAGAACCCTGGATTGCCACCGATATTTGTCAGCTCAATGCTTTCCATTGCAATAACATCAATCGGTCCGTATGAACCAGAATTGCTTATAACATCCGTATATGCAACGCTTGAGCTGCCAGAAGAAGCGCCATTGTAATGACCAGATGGAAGAAGTGTTTCAAAAGCAGCGCTTCCGCTAAGTGATGGACTAACAATCCGAAGCAGTGTTTCTGTTCCTACTGTCAAGCCATTCATATCTGAGACAAAATCGTTATCGGTCATTACGGTTACCGATGTTCCAGAACGACTAGCATTCTGGGAACCAGAAGCAGCTTCGTAAACAATCGCCTCTGTTAAGTCATAAACCTTGCATCTATGAACTTCAGAGTATGTTGTCAAAATATAATTTTCAACTTGTTTCGCTGTTGTTAGAACTGACGAAAGTGACTCAAGTTTACTTGTTGCTCGAGCAAAATATTCAGATTGAGTTTCAGGTCTACCACCTTGGGTTATTGCACCTGTTGTTGTCGCCGAAAGAACCACAGCGCTTGGTTGCGAAAGAATCAGTGTTGTTCCAGATGGTATGGACGGAAGGATTCCAGCTACTTGAGATGTGGCTATTCCAACAACGGTTGTTTCTCCGACTTCTGCAATCAACTCAGACGTAAGTTCAAAAGGATACTGAATTCGAACATCGCCATCTGTTGTTTCAAAAACTGCAATAGTTCCAGCTGGGACAATGTCTCCAGCAGAGCCAAGTGTAAATTCAATTGAGGCTGAACCGAAAGTTGCTTCATTGCGAAGAATGTCCATGAACTTAAGAACACCTTCCATCAGTCCATCTGGCAATCTATTTATTGAGCCAACTGTTGTCCCAGCAATATATGCTGTTGCTTGGATTACTGCGTCTTCAACTGTTCCGGCGCGTGGAGCAAACTCTGGCAATGCTATTCGTGCGTACTCAACCGCGGCGTCGTAAATATCTCCAGGTTGGAGGTCGTTTATCGTTAGGTCTATGTAACTAGAAAAGTCTGGAGATGGCATGTTATTGGCCCTCGAAAGTGAAATCAATTACCAAACGAGAAATTCCATTTTTGTCTGGTGGTAGTTGTTCCAATGTTGATATTCGTATTTCTGGCCAAAATTTAGCCATTGAGTAGGTTAATTCAGCTTTACGGAAATTAGTGAAACTTGCATCTTTAACACCGTATGTTATTTCAAGCGGCAATTCTGTTTTTTCTATCCTGCAAGCTAATGCTATTACCTGAGAATAGTATGGACGTGTTTGTTCCTCAATTATAGACATTCTTCCTTTGTCAAATGTTATTGGGAATTTGATTGTGTCCATAGCGCCTAAAGGTTTGATATCTGCTGGTCAATATATGCACGAAGGTCTGAAATTTCAGTATCTACATATAGTTTATTACTTGCATCAGTAGTAGCGGTTGGAGTATCAACATCTTTTAGAACTTTACTCTTTGTTTCTCGTCCGAGTACTACAAGTTCTTCAAACCTGTTGTCAAGAAATGCACACAGAACATTATCTCCAGCTATTGGATACGGACCAAAAACCATACATGGACCAAAAGTCTGTCCTGGAGCAACTTTTGGAACAGACACAAAAACACCGCCAGTGACTCTTTCAACCTTGCCTTTATAAAGCCCTCCAGTACGTGGTTTTCTTGATGATGCCTTAGTTGAATTGCCAAATCGCTCTGTTGCGTCGTAAAGCATGAATCTCCTTATGTAGCTGAAGTGGTTCCAGTTCGAACGGTTCCTGGTCCAAGCGATAATCCAGGCTGTGTTCCCGTTCTTGGTTTTATTGGTTTGTTCTTTTGGTTCAATGGTTCTGCTGGTGTTCTAAAAGATACCTGCGCAGACTCTGGGCTTGCCTCATTAAAAGAAACCTCGGTAATTAAGTATCCACCAAAAAAATAAGACGGATACGGTCCCACTAAAACTGTATATCCAGGTCTAAGGAGCCCTCCGTTTGGCATTATTACATTACACGAACCCTGAGCTGCAAGTGGCTCATTGTCTGATGCTGAGAAATCAGGCCATGTTTCAAGCTCAAACATTGTTTCAGATGTGTTGAAATCAAGAAAATCACGTGCAAGTTCTTGTGGGGTTAAGCCTGGCATGTATAGAAAAGGTATGAACTTCTTTACGTTTGCAACGCCAGCATTGGAAACAGTGGTCTTTTCCCATATTCCAAATTTCCAAAGAAGCCAATCTTGAGATGCGTAAACGAGCGTGTTGTCAACTTCAAATACAACATACTGGTTATCTCCAGCTGTCCTTGTGAGAACATCCCAAACAGACTCTTCTCCATCCCCAGTCCGCGCTTTAAATGTTGATTTGGTTTTACTTGTCTGCTGACCCAAAAACTGCATTCCAAACTTTCTGGCTGCGTTTTGCGCATACTCAAACCCAGATGAACCAACAACAGAACCAGGAACCTTATCCCTGCGCATTCGCTGAATTGCCTTGTTTCTGCATTTTATTGTAACGTTCGGGCTTCCACCAGCTCCAGGACCAGTAGAAACTTCAGCTATTTCATACTGTCGTCCTCTGTATGTAACATCTCGTCGTATTACAAAGTAGTTTGATTCAAACATTTTGTAATCAGTATCAACAAGACCTATTGTGATTTCTGGATTCAGGTCCATTGTATAACTAACTGTCACAGAAGTAAGCGAATTCGCAAACGTCGCCTGCGCCTCAGATGTCGGAAGGTCGGCAAGTTGCACAATCCCTCCCAAGTTTCTTTTTCCAGCATCTGGTATTTGGTTTACTGGAACCCAAGAATCACCGCTGCCATAAAGTGGGTTATTTTTAATTGAGAGGTTGTACCTATTGAGCTCTTTTGCGCTCAATACTTTTGCATACTTATTTGATGCAGCTATTGATATGAATTTTCCTAAATGTCTTCCAGTTTGACCATACAGTTTTTTGGCGCTAGCGTCGGTCAGCTCAATTCCGTCATCACTAACTGAAGGAATAAGAACCTGGACGACTGTTCCGTCGCTTATTGTTTCACCTATACCGATTGAGAAAATAGTCTTTATTGAACCATTTTTAAGTCTTGCGATAGGACGAGTTAAAAGATTGATATTCCCATACTGAATAACGTCTTGCTCGGATACTCCAGCTTCTGAAGCTGTTGGGTATTCTGGAAAATATCTGGTAGCCATAAAGGATTAGAAGTTTTTTTTGATTCCAGCTACAGCCCTTGCGGCCGAGTTTGAAAGGTTTAAACGCTCAACATCATCAACGCCAGGGCCCTTTGTGTCGTTCTTGTTCTTCTTTGTTATTGGCGTAAATTTTCCATAAGAAAATCTTGGCAACAAAATTAATCTAGTTGTTTTCGGAACAAACTCAATTAGCGACATAGTACAAATAGCTTGAGCGGTTTCTCCAGATACGGCTATACGTGAATGATTAAATGAAATAGTGTCTATATACCAAGCTGGAGTAGTGAGCGCTGGATGCATGTTTGTGAACTGTACAGGAACACCATAGTTCGCAAACTCTTGGAGCAACAAAATCTCGCCATCAACACTTGATGAAAAACCATCAAGAAGCTCTCTGTTCGTCAACTGTCTTGCAACAACAGGAAACTCAAAACTAGCCCTCAAAGATTTACCACTAGTTACGTCAACCAAAGGAGTCAAATATGGTCGGTTAATCTCATTGAGAGTTACCCCATATCCTTCGTGATTAACCTGCCCCGGTGGGACGGAAAATGAGTAATCCCAGAAAGGTGCCGAAATCTGTTGCATAGAACGACCAATGGTTTCAGCAAGAGCAACAACACTGGTGCCCGCAGAGTCGGTTCGCTCAAGGCGACTAATTTTTACAGCCCCAACCTTTGGGATGTTTGCAGGAACAGGTCTTCCAGAAATTGACAACGCCATGTTTACGACCTCTGCTTCCAGTTGCGTTGCATGCTCAAAAGCTGTTTAGCAACTTCCTGAGCGGTTGCACGTGGGTCCTTCGTCTCATATACGTTCACCGTAATATTGTCGCCAGCTGATACTTGCGGAGCATTTCCATTTGCTGCCATAGCAACTTTTGCGGTGCTCGTATCACCAGTTGGACCAGCAGGCGGAACAACATGCAAATGCCTTGAACCAGCAGCGCCATGGAATTCAGCAAAACCACCAGCAGCGTTAATCATCGTTGCATACTGGCCAAGGTTCTGACCGGTTAGGTCATAAGCCTTTCCTGTTACGTGGTCAGAGCTTGGTGAACCTAGGTTGTAATCTCTCCACGAACTCGTAACTGTACGCTTTCCAGTAAGCATGCTGTCAAATTGGTTGTGACGCGACATTGTTCTACCGAGGGTCTTTGACACTGAAGTGTCGCCAACACGACCACCACGTGGGGTTCGCGTATCGTCTGCTGGAACAATTTTTCCATCTTCAATCTTGAGCCCTTGAGCCCACCAGCTTGGTTGAGTATTCCACCATTGTGGCGTTCCTTGTGCCTCAAAAAAACCGCTCTTAATAGCGTCTAGGAAACCCTGTCTAAGAACAGTAGCTTCTTCGTTGAGTGCCTTGCCAAACTGTTCGTAACTACCAGAAACTTCACCAATTACACTTTGGCCCATGAATGTTGTGGTGCCCTTCTGACCCTCTGTGCCAAGCTTCAAAGAACCACCAAGCGTGGATGAAAGGTACTGAGCAATCTGGTCACCAGTCTTGCCCTGTAGTGCTGTTCCGCGCAAAAGGTCTTCTTCAAGCTTCTTGACCTGTCCGATGGCTGTTTCATCGCCACCAGCAGCTTTGCGCATGAGTGTTTCAATTTGGATTTCAAGGTTCTTTCGACCAAGGTCAGCATTACCAAACTGGAATCCAGCACCAGTCATCATTGAGCCGAGCTGTGAAGCTGCCGTTTGTGCAACTCCCTTCATCTGCTGGTCTCCCATAGAGCCAATCAACTGTGTGGTCTCAGCATCAAGAGTTGTTCCAGCTAAAGGTCCACCAGCTTGGAATATGCGTCCCTTGCCCGCATTCAGGCCAGTTCCAAAGTCTTGGAGCTGGAACACAATATTGCTGAGAGGGCTATCTGGGTTCTTATAGTTAAGTAGGTCGGCTTGTTTCTGCAGGTAGTCAGCAACGGCTTCAGTTGAGGCATCTCCACCACGAATAGTTTCACCAGCAGCTTGAAGGGCATCCTTCATATCTTTGCTCTTCTTGAATTGTTCAAATACGCCCATTGAAGCAATCTGGACATCACGCAATGAGTCACTGAATTGCTTAGCCGTCTTTGTCATGCCTTCACCAAGTTTCGCTGTGATGTCAGAAAGCTTTAGCGTTGAGTCATACAAGTTGACGTTCTTCTCCATGGCGAGAGCCATGATTTCATCACCAGTTTTACCAGTTGAAAGCATCAACGAACGCATTACGTCATCAAATTGGTTGAAAGCTGGAGTTAAGGCAGCTTTCATGTTATTTGCTGTTTTCTTAAACTGCGTAGCTGCATCACCCGCATTATCACCAGTCATTAAATCAAACTGATTTTTGCCCAAAATTTCTTGATATGGCTTAAGCATTTCTTCTCTTTGAGCTTTGCTTGTTGTGTTACCAAAAGATTTTGACAAAGAACCAAAACGTTCCACCTGCATTCTGGCGCCAGTTGTCGAACCAGTATTAACACCAGCAAGTGCAGAGGATGCGACCTGAAACATGAATTGGTCGCCAATTTTTTTAACCCCTTCTTTTGCCATCTTGGACTGATTTCTTTTTGCTGCAACAAACCCAAGTCCAGCACCAATCAAACCACCGACAGCAGCTCCCAGCGGTCCAGCGACCATAGAGCCAATGGCTGCTCCGCTCACCGCTCCAGAAACCACGCCACCCATTTTTGTCTTAGAAGAAAATGCTGTTAATCCAGCACCGACTGCAAGACCAAGCATTGGGTTAATTGCGGCTAGTGATGCGCCAAGTTGCATTCCACCGCCAGCTTCTTCAGAAACAATTCCTTTGTTCTGGAGAGCACTTATTCCAGCGCTAGCAGCCAAAGATGCAAGCATTCCTCCACCACTCAAACTGTTCTTGAGTCCAGCTCGCATTCCTTTGGCGCGAGAGAATTTAGTTCCAGACTCTAGGGCGTTGGC